CGAATGACCTTTTTACCCACTGACATTCACCTTGCTTATCGCAATCGAAGTCACGTTCAAACTCTTGGCTACCTTTTTCACAACGTAGTCATGAGGAGTATCTGTAGTACCGTCCTCCTTGAGTTCCGGGATAACATCGACCCAAAGGATAGAGTATTCGTCAATCGAAGGAGCGTCAGAATCCAAGACAATCACTTTGTCATAGGACTCGTTTTCCCCAAACTGACGAGTCTGCGTTTCTCCCTTTGCGGCAGATATATTTGCGGAAAACTCTATCGGATTACCATGCTTCACTGCGTATTCACCAGTGACGTTTCCATATTCATCAGTGATAGCTTCCTTACCCTCGTAGAGAGCGTAGAAGAATTTGACCTTGTTTCTCTGCATACACCTCATGAAATCACCCCACAGTAGGGAGTAATCGCTTTCAGCATAGAAGAAGGAACGTCCGCACTTTCGTACTGTCTTGTCACACCGTTTTCAGTGTGAGAGGTCTGTCCTTCCGCACCTCGCTTATTCAGCATATATGCGGCAATTTCGACCTGTAAGTAACTGTACTGTGCCGGAACTTCGGTCACATCATTCTGATATGGAAACGCTTTGGCGATAATCTTGCCCCCGGCAAGTTTCAGATAGGCGGACAACACTTCGTCAGAGTCAGAGCTACCGACCATTGCCTTGAGAGCCGCCAGTTTTTCATCGTTCGTCATGTTGTCACACCTCCTCGCAGTTATTCCTCAGTCTGAGGTTCGGGTTCTCCCTCGCCGTTATCCGGGTCGGGAGTCTGACCCTCGGCAGGGTTCACAGGAGCTTCCTCGATGAACACCTTGCCGAATTTGTTCTTACCCTTTGCCAGCTCCTCGATACGAGACTTGCTCGGCTTGTAGCCAGCTACAGGGTATTCATCACCCACCCGATACAGATGGTTGTCGTTCTTTGCGTCACGAAAATCGCTTACAACCTTATACATTGTTCTGTCCTCCATTCCTCACCGATTACACAGAAGGTGCAACGGTGATTTTCACAGCCTTGGTAGCGTCAGTGAGAGCGGCGAGATAATACTTACGAGAGAAGATGGTGTTCAGACGAGTATTAGCCGCAGTCTCGGAACGAGCGTTCTTGGTAATCTGCTCGATTTCCGTACCCTTCTTGTTGAAAAGAGTAACCGCTTTCTTGGTTGCGATAATGATAGTGCCGGAAGTAGCGTCCTTCTTGGTGTACAGGTTCACACCAGCAACCGTACCGACATAACCATTACGAGAGAAGGACTCAACGTACTTGAGGTCTTCTTTCAGAGCCTTGCGAACCTCCGCCATGTCAGCCGCATTGACAAAACCGAAGATATTCACACCCTCGATTTCCTCAAGGTTCAGCTTCGCCACAGCGTCAGCGAAAGTTCCGAAACCGTAATCGGTAGCCTCAACGGACAGAGTTGCCTTGTTGAACTCGGCAAAAATGTCGGCATTGACAGTGTTGAACATATCAGTACCCATGTGGCGGACACCGACAGGAACAAGCATAGGGTCAATCATAGCCTGTTCATCGAAGTATTCGAAACGGTTCTGAGCAAGCAGAATTTCGTACTCCTTCTCAGCGTAAGAAACTTCGATGGACTTGCTGTTGCCGACACCCATAGCCAGCTTCTCAGTACCATTGGTAGCCTTGTAGACGTTAATCTTACGCTTCATACCAGCTTCGCCCACCAGCGAATTATCAACAGTACAGAACTGCTGTAAATTGAGGTGGGAATTGAACTGGTCTTCAACCTCGTTGGAGAGGAAGAAATTGTCATAAATCTTATGAGCCATAGTTAATTACCTCCATAAAGTTCTTTGTATTCTTCCGGGTGTTCCTCGTAGAAAGCGGCACGTTCCGCAGGGGACAACTTACGGAATTTTTCGAGAGTCATAGTCTTGGAATCCCCATCGGGGGTAGGTTTCGGTGTATCTTTGAGGGCTTCCGCACGAACCTTCTTTTCGAAAGCGGTTAAGTGCTTCTGCTGATTGATGAACACCTTCTCAGAATCACCGTCCGCCATAGCAGTGGCAGTTTCATCGGCAAGGGCTTCATCGTACCCAAGTGCGAGGAGCTTTGCCTTATGCTTGGAAATCTCAGATTCACGCAGGAGCTTGTTGTACTTGGACTCCAATTCCTCACGTTCCTCTTTTTCCTTCTGCTTTGCCGCTTCGTCCTCGGTCATTTTCTCCCTCAACTGCTTTTTCGCAGTTGCCAGCTCGGAAGCTGTCTTGTCGAACTGTTCCTTCTTCACAAAGCCGGAATAGTCCGGGTCGGGAACGTCAAATTCTTCGAGAGCTTTCAACTTCTCCTCGGCGGTCATGGTTTCGTAACCTTCAATCTGTGTTACATCAATCTTTGCCATTTTGGTTTCCTCCTGTCTTTTCAGTTCTTCTGTGAACATTTCTTGCGATTTGAGGTTTCTCTACCTTTTGCGATTATTTAGGTGTCTTCTCTGACACCGTTATATCAAGCGGCATATTGCCACTTATAACCATAAGCGGTCTTTCTCTTTCCGTTGCAACACTGAGAGATAGACCAAGCATTGTAATTGAGATTTCTGCAAATCTCGGCAACAGACTTCCAAATCTTCACAACTCGTCCACCCATATCAAACTGAGTAACAGGAGTCATATTTTCGGGTCTCCCTGTCTTCTCCGGGTGATTACTTTGAAATTTGTTGATATTCTCTTTCAAAGAACACCATTCCAAATTATCAAGGCGATTATTTGAAGGATTTTCGTCTATGTGATTTACAGTCATTGTTTCATCGGAACATGGCATGAAAGCGTCTGCCACAAGCCTATGCACCAAAAACGACCTACACTTTTTACCTTCATATAGAAGAACGTGAAGATAACCTCGATTGTGGTTCTTGAGAGCTACAGGCTTTGTAGCACCTGTGTTTCGCCAGTTGAGACTTCGCACATTGCCGAGGTTACTGACTTGATAGCGTCCCCCGTAGCCTTTGATATCTCTCCACACCTCATTCGTCATTATCGTCCTCCGGGTTTTGCTTGCTCATAGCCGCCTGTTGTTCAGCCAGCTTTTTCTGCTGTTCCTCGTAATATGCCATGCTCATGGTGTAGGCACTTTCCGGGTCGGTAAACATACCGCAGTGAGAGAAAGCCAGCATAGGGTGAATCTTCGGTTGCTGTAGCATGGAAGTAAGCACTTGGGACTTACTCTGAATCGCTTCGTAGTTTCTTCGGGTGAACTTCATGTCAATGTCCTTCAAGCGAAGGTCAATGTCACTGAGGTCACGACAAATGCGAAGCACCAACTTGAGCATTTTCTTCTCAGACCTTTTGAAGATATTCTCGCTGTCCTTTGCTCTTGCTTCTGCAAGAGACCACCCATCACGAAGAAGTACCGCCGCTCCTGTGTCGGACGTAGAAGTACCTCCGTTTCTGTTAGGCATACCGCAGATAGTGAGAATCGCAGTGTACAAATCGTCTTTGAGGGTCTGAGTCTGTGTCTGATTCAGTTCCTTCACAACGAGGTCAACATCAATATTTCCTCCGTTGTCGTTAGGAGGAACAAGAATTGCACCCTCCTCCAAAAACTCCTTGTACTTCTGCTTGTCGATATTGCAACCAATGAACTTCCAAAAAGCCTGTATAAACTGCTCAATACCGTCCATACGGTTGGACTCGACACCGTTGATTGCGTCCAACAGAGGAAGCACGATTTCGAAAGAGCCGAGACGAGCATTGTTCGCCGGATATTCGAAAATAGGAATCATGTCGAGAGCGTGGGGCTTGGACTCCGCTTCATTGATAATGTCACCGTCAATCAGCCAGTAGTAGTTGTCCGTATAGACCGAGTAATGAATCACATCGTTTTCATCGGTGCTATACTTGACACCCATCAAAGGCTTATTTCCAACATCATTGGAATACACAACGAAAGAGTTGCGAGGGTCGAGAGTGTACATTTCAAACGGAGACTCGTCTTCCTCGGAAGGTTCATCGGGAAGAACCAAACGATATGCCGTTCCGCAAATCATTTGCCATTCGACAATCTCTTGGTCTTGTGTAGCTTTGTCTTCTGCGAACATAAGCTCGTTCAAAGCAGAGATACCTTTTGTAACAGCTTCATCAGCACTACGTCCGATGTACTGAATAGGTTCTCCGCAGAGATAACCGACTTTGAAGGAGACAATCTCATTCGCTCGGTTTTCCACAATCTTGTTACAGATTTCCGGGCGAACTTCTTTGACACGATTGAGAATCGGTTGCTTGCCACGATAGTAGTCCCACAGATACTCAATCTCACTTCGATTCAGCGAGTGAGTATTCATAGCAGTTGTCAGAACATCAACCACGTTGTCCCTCGTGATTCTTCTCACGCTGGACTTTATAACACGTCTTCCGTTCATTTGACGAGTCTCGCTCGGAGTCTTGGAAGTATCGACTTCGTTTGCCATGACTGCTCCTCCTTTCCTAAAAATTAAAAATAGCGCATGACTGCTGGATAGGCTTCCGCCATACTCGCAATCATGCGCCACTTGTTTTTCTATACATTTTTACCTTTACCATTATAACATAGTAATTCGTAAAATGCAAGATTATAATTCTTGTTTTTAGAATTTTTTGTGGAAAACTATGTGGAAATTGTGAATTACCACGGTCTTTTGAACACCTCGACCTTCTGACCGCTCAAACTCTGAGCATATTCCGCCAACATTGCCATTCCGTCCGGCACATCATCGTGCTTGTTCTTGCCAGCAACGGTGTAAGAGCAGAGCATATCCATCATTTTTCCGTAGTCAGACTTCTTCTGATAGAGGGAACTGTCTTTGAACAGACAATGCTCCTTGACCCAAGCACTGTTGACAATGATTTTCGTCTCTTTGTTTGCTGTGGTGAACTTTGTGGTGATGTGAGTAATGCCGCCTTTTTTCTTCACGTCCTCTTGAATCTTTTCAGCCACACGTCTTCCGGCAGAGTTTGACTCAAATCGGCAGGACTTGACCTTCCTGCGGACGAGAATTTCAGTCAATCGAGCGTCAACGATGTTCGGAAGACCGTTGTCGCATACACAATCCTCGATATAGTAGTCCTGTCCATAAACATAAGCCACAGGGAGGAAAGCGTAGTCAGCACCTTTATCCTTCGTGTCGCAAATGCCAATGATTGCGTCCGGGTCTTCCGAAGGAAGCTCGAAATAGCGGCGAAGTTCGTCTTGAGAGTAGACCAAACCCTCACGCTCAATAGGTTCGTTCATATACAACGCTCTCCACGACACATCGTCCATGATGTTTCTCTGATCATGGTAGACTCTCGTAGTAAATCCGACACCGTAGGCATAATCAAAGTTGGACTCGTCATTCTCGTTAAGGGCAGGAATCACGATGAACTTCGCTCGGTCACTGTCACCGTATTCACGTTCCAGTCTACCGATAACGTCATGGACAGACCATCGAGTAGCAATGTGAAGCTCTTTACAGTGGTCTCCGATTTTACGCTGTCTCAAGTCTGTGGTGTATGTCTCCCACAGCTTGTCAAGACGTTCCTTCGACAATGCCACCTCGATACCCGACACCAAATCGTCACAGTAGAGCAGGGTTGCCGCACGATACAAACCAGCATTACCAGTACCAATAGATGTGAACTCCAACGTCTCAAAACGCTGACGCTTGTCGAGGTCGATACGACAGTCCTTCGCATTTGTGTTCGTGACTTTAATGTCCGGGAATACCTCGTGCCACAGGTAATCACCGTTTCTATCCATGATTCTCAGACATTCGTCATAGACACCACGAACAAAGGAGTTCGAGTGAGAACCTGTCAGCATAGGGTCGTTCGGAATCTTACCACCGAGCCATGTGAGGAAGAAAATCGCCAGTGTGGTCTTTCCGCTACCGGGAGGTAGAGACACCGCCAGCAAGTCCAGTTTATCATCGGCAAGCTCCTGTAGAGCGTCAACAACCTGTTTCAAAACCTTCCTTCGAGGAGGGTAGAACTTCTTCTCCGGGTCTCTGTTCCATTCCACATAGAGAAGATAGGAGTCGAAATCATACTTTGCGGCGGCAAAGCACACCCTTTTGTGCAAGTCATAGACCTGTATCACCTGTTCCCCGGAGAGAGACCTGTTTGACATTGTTTTTTCACACAGAGCGGATAGCTTTCTGAGATATTCCACACCGAGAGGAATATCAGTTTTCATTGCTTCCTTGCTCATGTACAGTAAATCCTCCATAGTCTGAAAATCGAAGGATTTCAGACTCTTTCGGTAAATCGTTTCCAGTAATTTTTTCATAATACCTCCAAAAGAAAAAGCGCATGACTACGAATCGAATCGCAATCATGCGCCACTCAAGCAAACTGTTATTTGCTATATAATACTTCGAGACCGTACTTGCTGTCTCTAATACTTTCAACTACCTCGTCCTTCACATAAAAAACCATGTGGTAGTATCTTTCATTTACCACTGAGTAAGACCAAGCCTTGTACCTCTGACCTTCTGCATAATCGTCCATCTGCTCCCAATCCCTCAACGACTCAAGGGAGTCCGGCATTTCCGATTGCGACAGAGCATACTCAACGCTTTCCGCCAGTTTCACCGAAATACCGTTATTTTTAGCAAAATTCTCTGCTTCTGTCAGATTTTCGTCCTTCGGTGCGTTAGGTCTTGCGAACATACCAACGAAAATCACTACTGTTATGATAATGCAAATGGTGCTAAACATTCCAAGCATGAATTTTTTCATAGAAACCTCCTGTTGAAGTAGTAAAAGTAGTTGTTCTTCTGATTTTGCGTATAATTCTTCTTATAGGGCACCCTACAGGCGAAAGTTTACGCAAAAACCGATTTTTAACTACTTTAACTACTTGATTTGCTGATACCATACTTCTTGCAGTTACGGAAAAACGTAGATTCTGACATATTGGACTCAGCAATAGCGTCTTTGAGAGCCATCTGTCCGCTCGACCACCGTTTCGCTATGACGAAAAACCTGTCAGTGACCTCGATTGGCTTGCGACCCTTGTATTTTCCCTCTGCTTTTGCAATCTCGATACCTTCACGCTGACGTTCGAGGGTGTTTTCACGCTCAAGCTCCGAGAGTCCGGCGAAAACAGTCAGCATAAATCTTCCCTGTGGGGTAGTGGTGTCGAGCTTTTCCTTGTCTGAGACAAGATTCACACCACGTTCAGTCAACACCGAAACCGTGTTCAACAGGTCTCGTGTGCTTCGTGACAATCGGGAGAAAGATTCAATGTAGAGGGTGTCACCTTCACGCAGGAAGGAAAGCATTTCTTTGAACTGAGGTCTCTCGGTGTTCTTACCACTCAGCTTCTCACTGTAGATTTTCTCCACACCAAGGGACTTCATGAGTTCCATCTGTCTCGCCGGATTTTGGTCTGTGGTGCTTACTCGTACATAACCGACCTTCATGTACACACCTCCTGTTACTGCTCTCGCTTGATGTAGGTCAGCTCAATGTCATAACCAAGGGCTTCCATCATTTCAACGAAAGTCTTGTTGACGAGACCGTCCTTTTTCTTAATGACCCTGTTGACGTACTGTCCAGTTGTTCCGATTCTCTCAGCGAGGGTCTGCTGTGTGGTGTGAGTCTCAACACACTTGACCTTCACATCGAGTTCTATGTTATTGCGTACCATAGTGTACCTCCTTAGTCTTTGTGGGATAAGTATAACATGAGAAAAGGTGATTGTCAATACAAATAAGATAATATTTTGTCCTTTTTGTTTCTTTTTCTATTTTTCGGCTACTCAGACCACTCCCTGCGGCTTGGGCGGCTGTCCGCCGTCCCCCTCCGGGGGTATAGCTCCGGGACGGCTTGAAAAGCTCCGCCGCCGTTGTGCCTTGACAGCTCCGCAAAATATAAAATGCTGTCAATAGAATATAATACAGCTTGACAGCGCAACCAAAAATAAAAAAGCTGTCCCATTGACAGCGCAACCAGCCGCCGCCGATGGGCTGTACTCAAATGACAGCAAAAGAAAACCCCGGCTATAATAGCCGGGGTGCATATTATATTTATTTTGACTGTTTGAGAATCTCACCTAAGAGAACAAAAGGAAATAATATTAAACAGATAATAACGAACATTGCGACACCTCCAAATTAAGCAAAAGTAAAGCGTTTTGTTTCCGTTGTTTTCGTGTATTTCTCCGCTATATCCGGGGCATTGCGTTTCAATGCCGTTGTATCAATTCGGGAGCTGGTAACGGTTTTGTATGTTGCTTTGTGTTCATTTCCTGTTAGCGTTTCAAGCTGGTTTTCCTCCATATACTTTTTAATTGCGTCTTTCAGACCGTCAACCGTTGCGGCGATTTCCTCCGCCATTCTTGTATATTGCGCTAACTCCGCCATAATTGCGTTAATATCCATCATTGTTTTATACCTCCATAAATTTATAATCATACTGTTTGACCGTTCCGAGGGTGTCCGCTGTCGGTGTCTCGCCTGTAAAACGATCTACCATTTTAACCGGGATATAAAAAGCGGCATATTTTCCGGTTTCTGTATTGGGGCAGTTATAAAACTCAAAAGAGCCGACCCAATTATTAAAATCGTTTTTAACTCCGATTTCGTCCGCTACCAAGTGCGCCCGATCTCGTTTATTTATTACGGCTTCCGGGTGCCACGGTGCGCCGGGTCTCAAATTGACAGGACAAACAACGACAGACAAGCCGTTAATATAAGCGGTGCGAGCGGTCTTTTTATCCACTCTTTCAAAATTAAAACCTTTTTCGGTGTACTGGTATTTTCTCATTGTTTTAATCCTCCTCGTTTTCTTCGTCTTCGTCCGGGTGCGCTTCCTCGAAATCGTCTTCGATCTCCTCCAACGCTTCCGCTATACACTGCCCCAATAAATAACATCTGATTGTTACGTCTGCGGCTTCCGCTCCATCTTTCAGAATATCGCAACCGCCGCCAAACTCCTCCAACGCTTCCGCCAGTAGATCGAAATTATGACAGATATTTTCTTCTGCTTGATAGCTATTAAATGTATAGCTTCCGCTTCCGTTGCCTGTCACACTGTCAACCGTCCACAGGGTATCGTTTAAGTGTTCTTCCAACTCCTCCAAGCTGTCGAAATCCTCAAAATTGATTTCGTCCCGGATATACTGTAAAACGTCTTCCTTTACTGCTTCGTAATAATTGTAACTCATGATCGTTACCTCCTTATAATCTTGAAAAGATTGTTTCTTGTCTTTTCTTGATTATATTATAATTCGGAATTTGCGAATTGTCAACCCTTTTTAGAGAAAAAATTATCTTTTTAGGATTATTTTTTTTCCTTCCTTATATAATAAGGTATGAACCCGGAAAACCGCCGCCGAAGGTGCAATTTTGCTTTATCACGCTAAAGCGTTAATACCAACGGCAGAAAACCAGCCGGAATCCCGAAAAAATTCGCACAAAAAGACCGCCACCAGCCACCCCGGAACAGAGCCGGGACAGCCGATGGCGGCGATTTCATAGTCGATAGTCGATAGTCGTTAGTCGTTTTCTTCGTCAGAGTCGTTGGCAGAGTCGATAAGGTAACGCTGACGGATAGAGTCGGGGTCATAGTTGTCTTGCTGGACGTTGGGAGTCACCACATACTCGGTCTTGTCTTGGTAGCCGAAGTTGTTCTTCGCAAGGAAGATTGCTGTGACAGGGTTAATTTTGCCGTTAGTAGCGTAGTTTTCCCACAAATTTTCGAGCAAAAAGTATGCTTTTTTTATTGTGTCGGTCACGCTCTGCGGCAACGTGCAATAGTTCCCACGTCCACCCAAAGGTTGGTCGTGTGTAACAGCCCATAGTTGCTGTCTACTCCAACCCAATGCCATTGCCATACCAGCCACAGTAGGTTTCACATCATGCTTGGCATACAAAGCAAAATACTCATTGAGTCGTTCTGCCACGGCTTCTTCATCATGCAAATCAATCTTCTCCATATTGAAAAGCTCCATGTTGAGCTGTAGAAACTTTGTATTGTCTCCGGGTTCAAGGTCATACCCATTCATACCAATGACAGGAGAGTTGCCACCTCTCGGTTTCTTCTTTATCACCTGTACGCCCTCATTCTGAGGAGCGTCTTTCTTACTTGCCATAGTCGTTTACCTCCTTGGAGAGTCCTCTTTTCGAGCCAGTTTCCGCCCCGGAGAGTCCTCTTATTCTTGTTCTTCTTGAGTAGTTGAAGTAGTTAAAAATCGACTTTTGCGTGTAACTTTTACTATATAGCCCTCTTATAAGGGGACTTTTACGCAAAAACTAAAGTTTAACTACTTTTACTACTTCATCATAAAAAGTCGAAAAGATTATTTTTCAATCCGATTTGTGTTATTTTACAAATGTCGTTTAGGATTATTTTTCAATCCTTTTCGGATAATTTGACATTTTCAAGCATAAATGCCCCCAGCATACCTGTTTTCATTCTCCAACTTGCAAGCCAAGAGAGGAGAGTTCCATCCAGTATGTGAGAAACGATTTCGTTCGGATTGATGTCCTCAAGCATACCTTGAATCTCTGTCAGCATTTTCTTTTCCATGTCAAACAGACCCAATTTGTCTGCGGCTTTTCTCAGCTCCTTTTCCTGTGAAGAACCGAGTCCTGCAACATATTTTTCCATAGGTTGCACCTCCTTACTCACTCGCTTTGAAGTTGTAGACAGGTTTGATAATGGATAAAATTTCCACGGTATCGGCAATGTTCTTCACGATTTCTTCCATAGGCTTGTAGACCATGGGAGATTCATCAATGGTGGACTGTCCAACGGAGGTCGTGTAGATACCCTTCATGGAGTCCTCGAACTCTGCGAGGGAGACCACTTCCTTTGCCTTGCTTCTGCTCATGATACGTCCTGCACCATGGGGAGCAGAGCAGTTCCAGTCCTCGTTTCCTTTACCTCTGCCAATAATGCAACCGTCTCTCATATTGATAGGAATGAGGAGCTTTTCTCCGGCTTTCGCAGAGATAGCACCCTTGCGTACCATGTTTGAGCCAAACTCGATGTAGTTGTGAATCGTCTCGAACGCTCCAAGAGAGTGCCAGCCCATTTCATCAATGAGGGCGGAAGCAATGGCATTTCGGTTTAGGACTGCAAAACGCTGACAGATTTCCATGTCATGAAGATAATCCTCACGATACTTCCCGGTCAGATAGCAAAGTTCCTTCGGAATACCGAGAGGGTTGGGGTGGAACTTACGATGAAGTTCTGCAATGGCTTTCTGAATTTCAGCCTTGCGCCCCTGTGCTTTGTATTCGGCAATCAGTTTCTCTTGCATGGCATAGAGTTCGTCCTTGCCGGACATGATTTCAACTGCGAGGTGCTGATAGTATTCAGCCACCTGTTTGCCGAGGTTTCTGCTACCAGTATGAATGATAAGGTACTTTTTGCCGTTCTCCGGGTCAACGTCTACTTCGATGAAATGATTACCGCCGCCGAGAGTGCCGATACTGCGCTCAAGTCGTTTGGTGTCCTTGAGTTCTCGGAAGCACCGAAGCTGTTGGAGTTCATCGAATCGGACACAGCGTCCCTCATGCACGTTGCGTCCACTCGGAATACGCTTGCGTATAGCAGAGTCGAGGGCGGCATAGTCGATTTCGATGTTGCCAAGCTCTACGGTCAGCATACCACAGCCAATATCCACACCAACGATGTTCGGGATAACCTTGTCACCTAAGTCAGCGGTGAATCCGATTACACAGCCAGCCCCGGCATGAACATCGGGCATGATACGCACCTTGCAGTTTGCGAAAGCTGGTTGCTTGACGAGAGTGTAAATCTGATTCAGAGCTTCGGGTTCGATATTTTCAGTGAATATTTTAAGGTCACTCATGATTCTTCCTCCTTCAAGAATATGGTTTTACAACAGGCAAGCCAAACAGGAGGTTGAGTCCGTCCACTGAGAACGGAGAGCCACACTCTCCCGAACAGCAAAGCCTTGATTCTCTCTTTCCATGTGAGCCGCCAACAACTGATACACTCTCGACCATCGTTGTACACCCACAGAGAGGAACATTCTTCGTCCGTCATGGACTCCGGCTTCAACAGGTTTTTGTTTGCCTGTTCAAATTTAATGGGTTTCATAACGCACCTACTTTCTTGAAAATTTCGAGCAGTTTCGGGAACTGGATAGCAACCCAATCGACAACTGTTTCTTCCTGCCCGAAGTTTTTATGTTCCCAATTCTCAGCAAGCCCGGACTCGAACATGAACGCATGAACAATCTCGTGGCGGAGACATTTTTTCTGATACTCTGCAAAGTTTTCAAGCTCAATGTTTTCCGTAGTAACCACGATTTTCTTTGAAGACTTGTCACAGTAGCCGTCACATTCACGGAGAAACTTGTCCTCTGAGGGTGACTTATAGTATATGGAATACTTTGTCCCAAGGATATTCACAGTCATTACAGCACCTCCTTGAGCTTGAGTCCCCAATAAATCATGAAACCGCTGGAAGTCGATTTTCTATCGAACCATTCCGGGTGTCGTTCCATTTCGGAGTTGAACTTTCGAGCGGAGAGGACATAAGCACCTTCGGACTTCGCCCACAGCTTGAAAGCATTGTATAAATCCTTTGCCTTAATGAGAGTGCGCTTGTTCTTCTCGCCGTAAGGATTGCTTTCGTCTTCTGGAACACGCACACAGCGGCTTTCGAGGAACTGCAACACGAGGTCGTTGTCTCGTTCGTACTTGGTGACAACAGTCTTGAGGGAGTCGGACATTTTCAGTCCCATTTCCTTGTACTTGATGTAGCCACGAACCAGCCACATGAAAATACCGCTCATTGCTTCCTGTGAGGTAAGCTCGTCCTTGAGGTGGGTGTCCTGTTCCTCCGGGGTGAAGTGACGATTGAACTCGATAACCTTGATACGCTCGGAAGCGAACAGGGACTTGTCCGTAACCATCGGAAGGTCATTACAGGAAAGCCAAAGGGTGAACTGCGGCTTGTAGGTGATAGCCGACTGGTACAGCGCACGAGCTGAGATTTCCTCACCGCCTGTAAGCTGTTTGATTTTCTCCTCGTCCAGCTTGCCATACTCATTCGACTCGGACATAGTGACAAAGCGTTTGCCCTTGAGTCCGGCGAGAGTAGGAGAAGCGGCTTCTGCGTCCTTCTGCCTGTCACCACGGCAAATCATACCGACAGGAGCAACCTTCGCATAGTCACCGAGCATGGTTTCGATAGTATTGAGCAGTGTGGACTTTCCGTTTCGAGTCGTTTTGCCGTGGAGAATGAACATACACTCCTCGTTGCTCATGCCGAGAATGGAGTAACCCAAAGCTCTTTGCAGGAAGTCAGCCTTGTCGGTTTCTCCATGCGTAACCTCGTCAATGAACTTCTCCCAACGCTCACAGCGAACGTCCCTGCGGACAGTGTGGCGGAAATTTGTCTGCATGGTAAGAAAATCGTCCCATCGTGCTTCCCGGAAGGAGAAGTCTTCGAGAGAGTATGTACCATTCAGACAGTTAATGAGGTAGGGGTTGGAGTCGAACTGAGTGGCAGAGATACGAAGTTCACCTGTTGCGTCCTTGAGGATTCTGTCTCTCATTCTCCTGTCACCCATTTTGTTGACGAAAGCAGTGTAGGATTTTCGGGTTTCATCGTCAGTGATTTCTCCGCAGTAGAGAATCATGAGTCTAACGAAGTCCTTGATTTTCTCAGAGACGAGAATTGCACCTTCGTCCTTGCGCCACGCACCCTCGAAGTAGGTGTACCAGCTCTTATGCTCGGTACAGTATCGAGCTTCCTTGTTGTAGAGCATACCGAACAGGTTTGCCATACCCATTTCAGACCACTCAAAGCCGGAGGAAGTATCGTCAGCTTTTTCCGGGTGATATGACTTGATGATGTACATTTTCTCCGACAGGTCTTCGTCCATAATGACTCTACCGTTTCGAAGTTCGAAAAGTTCTCTATCACTTACCACGTTTTTCACCTCCCATTGCTGTGATAGCGCATTTCTGCTTATCTTCAACCCACCATGCACATTTCTCTTTGCGGCACTCACAACCTTTTTCTGTCTCAAAAGCAGGAGAAGCGAGAAATAGAGGGCAGATTTTGTTTTCATTCATCGGTATTACCTCCTGTGATGTATTCGTGGATAATCTTCGTGCCACGTCCTTTGCACTTTGTATAGGGACGGATATACACGACCTTGCCGGACTTATAGTGTCTCATGTGACCTCGAACATAGAACTCGTGTTGAGGTTTCGCACCCTTGCCAGTAGGTGTAGCAGGAGCGTGTTCGTAGGAGATATAAGCCTTGAGCTTTCTGTAAATCAGTTCGTCTGAATCGGAATTGCTCTCCACATTCAGTCTGTGCTTTCCGGAGCTTTCCACGAATACTCGGTCAGCATACAGAATAGAGTAGGCAACCGTCATACTTACCGTCACAGTCATAAGTGCGATTTCCTTGAGCCACTGTTCCTTCCCTCGTTGGAGAGCTTTCACCTTGTAGGAGGTAGCCCAATCGAAGGAAACAGGGTCGAAGTCCTTCATGGTACAGCTTACGACACCTACGCACCTGTGACGGTAAAAGACGGTGCATTTGAAAACATGATAACCGAGGTGTGCTTCAATGATGGTGTCAATCTCGTATGTCTCTCCGGGATTGATGTTCTCGAAAACATAATGAATTTTGTGTAAAGGGAATTTGTCTTGAGTGGCAATATTGAAACTCGCCGCCAAATACCCCTTCTTTTCTGTGAGCAGAGCCAGTCTGTCAAACTCAGCACGATTGATTCTGATTACGTTTTCGACCATCGGTCAGACCTCCTATTTGTTCGCCTTATAAAAGGCTTCTGCAAATTTACTGCTTGTCATGCTACGTCTTGCCGCCTGTCTGTTCCACCCGGTAGGCATGACATAATCTTCGGGAAGCTCCGGCAGAACTCGATTGTTACGAGCTGAGAGGAGCTTTTCACCCTCTGTCATTTTATATGGCTTTTTCTTTGGAATATTGAAATAACCCCAAATGTCTGTGTTCTTCGTGTAGCACTCACCGTATTCTTCCGGGGAGAAGGTGAAAAGAGGTCTACCCAAGAACTGTCGGAGAAGTCCCATAGGATTCTCTAAAGCCCAAAACTTTAACTGAGATTCATTCGATTCACGACAGAACCAAATGATTTCGAGACACTTCTTTACCAGCCGCATACCGCTTGCGAGGTCTCGTGGAGTCTTCGCAGTGGTACGAGCAAGAGAGAACATCGTACAGGTTGGAGCGCAGAGAATACCATATACTTCATCAGCGTTGACAATCTCTGTCTTACCTGTCGTATGGTTATAGAACTCAAGCACTCTCTCTCTCTCGACTGTTTCAAACAAGTCGTAGTGCGGAAGTGTAATAACACGCACGTCATATCCAGCGTCACGGTACGGTTTCGACCACGAGCCTGTCCCTCCGCACAAATCCAAAATCAGCTTACCCATTTTGTACACCTCCGCATTTCTCGTGACAGATAATGCGTCCGCTCTTGCACTTAGGCACGAGCATGAATTGAAGGTCAGGGTCTACAAGAGCTACCATCTGCTCTACCAACTCTCGGATTTCCCACTGCGCTCTGCGGCACAGACGCTCGTTGCTCATGTGAATCAGCTCTCTCAGATTACAGGAGAGGTACAAAGAAGTTTCACAAGCGTTGGGGAGAACGTAGCGAGCGTCTTCGTTGGGAATGCCGTGTGCCTGTAATTCCTCGTAGTGTCTTTCGATTTCTTCAATAAGACTACCGAAGCCGCCCATCTCGTCAATCTTGCAGACAGAGCCGGGTTCAACTACACCGAAACCGTCCTCAGAGCAATAACGCTGACTGCGCTGAGTGAAGCTACAGTGGCGGTGTCTCACAAGCTGGTGAGAACAGGCACGAGAGATACCCTCGATTTTGAATGTGAAGTAGATATGCTCGAAGACACTGTGGTGTCCGTTGCGGTACAGGTGCTTCACAAGTCCGAGAGGGTTCTTCGGGTCACTGTCGTAGCAAATGCTGGCAATCTGAGCAATGGTCTCAATTGGGTTAGGGGTTGCCTGTATGAGTGTTACCTTCATGGGATTTTTCCTCCTTTAATTTTCTGTTGATACTGCAATAACAGACTTCCTTACAATATCGCCGGAGTGCGATCTTGCACGTCTGATTGTTCGGACAGGAGCGGCAGAGACACCGCTTCCGACACGAACTACATTTTACTAAATCTCTCATGCGGACTTACCTGTCAGTCGGTCAAGCAACTGCTCGTACAGGTTCTTGTACAGGTTACGCTCAATCTCGACCGCCGTAGGTTCGACAGGCATGAGCTGAACAGGTGCTTCCTTGAGAGCTTTCAAATCTTCCTCGGTGATAGTAGGTTCTTCCTCCGTAACTGTAATACCGAGAGAATGAAGCAGAGCCTTGTCTATGGCTTTCATTTCGGAAGTGGTACAAGAACGAATAAAATCGCTCAGACGTTCCTTCGAAACGGTCTGAATGTTCTCGCACAGGGCGGTCGAAGGAACTCTCGCAATCACCTCAACGTGGGTCGGGAGGGCTTTCTTCTCCTGTGAGGTGAGGAACACAACCTCCACGTTGGGAGAGTGCTTGTTCGCAAGGTCATTGGACACGATGATACCCGGTCTCCCGGATTTCTGTTCAGAGCCAACGTAACTGCCCTGCATTATGTAGAAGATGTCACCACGATAGATTTCGGGTGTAGGGTTGTTGTATGCCATAATTGACCTCCTAAGTCTTATTAAGATAATTTCTTATCTCTTGATGATTAGATAATAACACGAAAAGGATTAGTTGTCAACCCTTTTGCGAAAATATTTTATCCTTTTCGTGTTACTTATCGTCTTTTGCGTTTGAGTGCTTTTCGTACACTTTCGGAGCGTTGCTCGTACAGATTGTTGTAGGCTTGTCGTTGCTCAGAAATGATTTTCTTCTGCTCGTCCCACAGTTTCTTTTCCATGAGATATTCGGGACAGTTCGAGTGGCAACCGGGGTATCTTTTAGGAGCAACGCACCCCTTACAGCATTTGATACCTGTAATCATCGTTTGTACCTTGTGACACTGTTGCAGATTGTTTTAATCTCAGCTCTATCGAGCGGAGGGTCACAGGCAACAGTGTTTGCGTATAGAAGTTCTTCGTAAATCTGTTGTTTGCTGTACCCTTGGTTGTGAAGCATACCAGCAAGTGAGGTCAGACAAATATTACGGCTTCCGTCCGGGATTCTTGGATAGACAGGTCTGAGCTTGATACGATTGTTCTCCGGCATTTCCCATATAGGAGAGTAGATACGACCACCGTAAATGGAGGTTTCTTTCTCCTGTCGGGTCTCCGGGAAGTATTTCTCAACTACATAGTCAATCGCTTCTTGATTCTCCTCGATTTCCCTGTAGAGGAGAGTGTCACCTGTCATGATGAAATATCGAGCGGATTTGTATATTTCCACCCCTGCGAGGTTATTCTTACCTTTGAAGGGAAGTGTACCTCTCAGAATAATGTGGAAACCTCTGCCGCTCTTGGACTTCTCAGTGTAGCTTTCGCAATGTCTGATGATGTCAGCGGCAAGCGGTGTCATGAACCCTTCTTCGTCAAACCCGGTGTCGATGTCTATAGCAACGAAACCGTTGTCAGCGAAAACAAATCCGCAGTAGTCGTAGAACCCCTTCGACACAGCTTCATTCGCCATGTCGAAGGTAGCCCACGTCTGAGGGTTGGTGGAGGAAGCACAAGGGTTCTCGTCCTCAAATGCTTTCATAGGAACTTTGCTGTCACTACGAGTACAGACCCACTGATTCAGTTCTTTGAGTTCATTGGGAATGTTCTCGTAATGTGTCAAATCAAGTTCCTCCTCTTTGCAACCTTGCGTTCCAGTTCGTTTACGAGTTTCCAAATGTTGTCCTGCTTAATGTTGCGGTCAACGGAAACCTTGTAGATGTTATCGGGAAAGGTGTCACCCTCACGATATACGGTCATGAGAATGTCCACTTCGGAAGGGCTGAACCCCTTCAAGGCACTGTCGCAAGCGTTCCAGTTCTGCTTGTCAGCGTCAGAGCGGAACTTAGGGTGAGGGTGTCTTGCGTAGAACCTCATGCAGTGCTGGACATATTCGGAGTAAAAAGTTCTCATTTGGCAGAGTCCTCCTTCTGAGCAACGGTTTTCTTGAGGACTTCTCCCTCAAAATACCATTTATCGTCAATGTTGATGGGATAGCCCGGAACATCGGACTTCTTCATTTTCCCGGTGTCAATGATGTGCTGTGCCGAAGCAACTGCCATCTGATTCTTTACCAAGTCCTTGCCAGTACGAAGCAGGAAAGTGACCTTGCCCTGCACACTTTTGAGCTTGTGATTCATTCTTTTCCCTCCTTGTTCCATTCCGCAATGTCGATACCGTATTCTTTCAGCTTGTACCTACACAGCCAAGCCATGTCCTCGTCACCCATTTCGTACCGCTTTTTCAGAGCGTCCAGCTCGGCGGCATAGCTGTCAAAGAACTTTCTTAGCCGCTTTTCGCCGAAACCGAACCGCTCATGCAGAACCCACAGAATGACGGAATCCATTTCGAGTTCGTTCTTCCTGTCGAACTCGGCGCACTGACGGAGAACTTCTGCGTCTATAGCTTTTTGCTCTTTTGCGCTGAACTGAACTCCGAAGATGTGACCTTTGTTTCTCTTGAAAACAGGCATATCAAACACCTACCACATGAGACGCAAGCATATCTGCATGGTGAGTCCACAGCACGTTTGCGTATCTGTGAATAGCGTTGGTGTAATCTCTCCACTCGTCTTTCTCAACGAAAGCCCCCATGTGGTAGCGGATACAAAGTGCTTCTTCCTCAGTCAGTACGATGTGCTGAGAGAGGAGGATAATCGACTTATCGCCGTGACCCTTGAACTGAGTGTTGGGGTTGTATTCGAAACGTGTGGGTTCTCCAACTGTGTATGGAACACTGTTGTCAATGCGATACGAGTCGATTTTGCAAAGGTCGTGGAACATTCCCACGATAAACGGACTCTCTGCTCTCTGCCACTTGAGACCGTTCTTGGCTGACAGTTCCACGAGGAAGTTCATTACTGCGAAGGAATGGTCGAACAAACCCCCTTCGTATGCACCATGGTACTTCGTGCTTGCCGGAGCAGAGAAGAAACCGTTTGCAAGCAGATATGTCTTGAACTCCTCGGAGAGAATGTCTCCGAGTTTTGTACTCATGCAGAGGTCAAATCTTTCTTTCTCAGTCATACTTCCTCCTTACCGAACGGTAAATCGCAATACTCCGGGTGATACCCATGCGTCCACAGTGCGCCGAGCATATTCCACAGAAACGCTCTGTCGTGAGGTTCGTCCGTGTCACCTCTCAGCCACTTAATGTAGTGTCGCACACCACTGTCGATGTAGCAGTGGAGGGGAATACCTTTTTCCCAATTTCTCTCACCGTACTTATTGCAACCGTCCTCATAGTGTTTGGAGACTTCCAGCATTGCTGTATAAAGGTCTCCGTATCGTTTTTCCGAAAACTCTTTGAGTGCTTCGACAAGGAGTTTCCTGTCCCCGGAACGAACATATCCATTGACATTGTTCAAAATATCGTCTCTGAATAACTCTCCGACCACATCAAGGGGGAGAAGGTCACATCGACCTTTCCCCTCGTTGATGTCTCGGACTGCCCCGGAGGAGAACTCTCTGCGTGTGCCACTGTCTTTGAGTTCCATATCAAATACCTCCTTCGAGGGATAATCATGTCAGATTATCCGAGCAGTGCGTCCAAATCGAGTCCCTTCGCCGCCGTAGGCTGTGCCGCAGGAGCAGTAGCAGGGGCAGGAGCGGCGGTTGCCGCCTTGGGAGCAGGGGACGTACCTTCCTTGCCGAGAGTGAGCGCACGAGCAACAGGTTCAGTATCGAAATACTCAGCCGGAGACTTGTCACCGAGGTTGGCGAAAGTAACCATCTTGTTGGGGTCTTTGTTGGAAGGGAGCTTGGTATGAACGACTTCTGCACAAATGAAGTGGTCGATCAGTTCTTCGGGGTCAATGTCCTCAAGGGAGAAATCGCCCATTGCGGTCTTCGCAAAGTAGGAGAACGCATTCAGAGCTTTTTCGTTCATTTCATCGTTCTTGTCCTTGATGGAGAAGCGTTCAGTGTGGGTCATACCAGCGGCATTCACCAGCTTGACCTCGATCTTACCGAACTCCTCGTCATACTTTGCGTCATAGATACGGAACACATAAGTTCCTTCGGGAATAAGAGCGAAACCGCTCGTCATAGGGATTCTTGCCATTGTCGTTTTCCTCCTTAGAATTATCCACGTTTCATCGTGGAATTGTTAATGATGATCTTTGTCAGTTCCCAAGCCTGTTCCTCAGTGAACCCGGCTTTCACATAGGACTCATACATTTCGTGTAGTTCCACGGCGGCATTGTCCTTGCTCTCGACACGGTTTGCCTTTTTCAGCTCACACTCGAGAGCTTCAATCTGATTGCGGATGTCTTTGATTTCCTGTTCCAGCTCCGCTTTGGTCTTTGCCATTTGAAAATCCTCCTTTAGTTTTTCTTCTTATTACCCATGAACAGGGCGATACCGATTACGAGTACCAGTTCTACCATGATGGTAGCGATAATTCCGGCTACAAAAGGGTTTACATACATTGTGATTTTCCTCCTTACTCGATACTGGTCGGGAAGATAACACCAACCACTTCTTCGTCCTCACCGACAGGGAATCTCTTGATAAACAGAGCCTTTGCTTCGCTTTCCTCAGTTTCGCTGTCGAACTTGGAGTACATTTCCACAACGTCCTTGCGCTCAATGAGCGTATAGGCGGTGTTGCTGATAGCGATTTCGCACAGGTTGTTTGCTGTAGCATAGATACGCACACAGTCTTTGATAACACCGTCAGCACAAGGCATGATAGCCTTTACCAGCTCACAAGGGTCGGAGAAGCAGTCGCAGTTGATGATGGACTCGATTGCTTCCGGCATTTCAGTGACCGACTTTGCGGTAATACTCTGAATGTCTTCCGGGATTTTCATAAATACGTCCTGTGCGGCAAGCCAGCGTTCGCCGTTGTTACGGACGTAAACGATACCCTCAGTTCCGATGGATTTTACGAACTTCTGAAACTTCATGATTTTTCCTCCTTATTTCACCGTCATGCGGTACTGTTCAGTCTTTGTCTGATACTTTTCGAGCAAGCCGTCAGCTTCCAAAGCCTTTTTGTTGATGGTCGTAGTCTCGGAACGAGATACCGTCCAAGTGTAGGTGCTACCCTTGACCTCTACCTTCTTGTCACCCTCACGGAACTGCTTCATAGCGTGTTCCTTGATGATGTCATTGACCTCTTTCAGACGCTTCTCTTTGTCAGCGATTGCGGCGGTAGCCTTGTCAACCTCAGTCTTGAGGGATTCAGCTTCCGCAATCAAAGCAGTGATGTCAGTGTCCGGGGTGAGGTTATGAGTTCGGAGAGCCTTGAGGATTTCAGCGTCCTTTTTCTCGTCAAAGGCAGGAGAAACACCTGTATCAACGTAGTCAGCCCACCACTTTTCAACAGTTGCAACCTTCTCGGCAAAGTCCGGGTAACGCTCAGAGACTTTGAACTCAACCGTAATGGTGTTCTTGATGTTCGGGACGAACTTCGCAGGGTCGTTGTAGTCTTTCTCCTCAAGGAAGGAAGCTACCATGATTACGTTATCCACACCGAGCAGATAAGCGTAGAGAGCCGCCTGTAGAGCGTAGTATTCGGGAACATCGTTCTGCCAGTCCTCGATACGCTTGGTGGTCTTCATTTCAAGAACCGTATCGACATTGCCCTCCTCGTCAACGGCGAGGTAGTCCCACATACCTCCGAGGTGAGGATTGTCACCAAAGAAGTCACCCCATGTCTTGTTGAAGTAGTCAGCACCGTAGCGGTCAGTAGGAGAAATCAACTCCATACCGTAAGACTTCTTCATATACTCAGCCTGTTTGGGTTCGATGGTCTTACCAGCCACAGTATAGACGGTATCTTCGAAGGGAAGCTCAAAGGTCTTCGTGATTGCACACCACATTTCAAATGCGGTAGACCACGGATTCAAGCCGAGAATCGTTGCGAAACGAGTACCAGTGATTTTCTTGGTGCGCTTCGGAGGAGCAATCTGTAAGCGATTGCCCTCAAGCCATTTAATGTCTGCCATTACTCATTTCCTCCTTCCAGCATTGCGGTGATTCTCTGAATGAGAGTTTCACAGTCAGCCTTGGAAATCGCAGTGAAACCGTTGGTCTGAACTGCAATCTGAGCAATCATTTCCTCCTTGGAAGGGTCAGCGTCCTTGAGCTTTTTCAGCACTGCCTTGAGACCCTTAATCTGCAATGCGGTTGCGTTGTCAGCCGGAGCAGTGAGTTCCTGTTTCACTTCCTGTCTCTGTTCGGGAGTGGCAGGGGGAGCTTTCGGAGCAGGGGCGGCAGGAGCAGGAACACCAGCGTTTGCGTCAATTCCGTCACTCTCACAAATGTCGAGAGCAATCATATAGAGATAACGGCGCATATAGGTGATGGAAGAACCGAGAGCCATCATTTCGTTGGTTGCCTGTTTGCCAGTGTTGGAGACGATAGGAGCAATCTGATTGAACGGAGATACGAAGGAAACGGTCTCCTCCGGGTTGTCAGTGTTCACAATCGTCATGGTAGCTGTGTCTGCGGTGAAATTCACCAAAGGCACAATGCCGACCTCTCCGAAGATACGAGTTGCCGTGGGAACGATGTCCTCAAGCTCGAAGTATTTGAAAGACAGGTGCATATTCTTACCAGTCTTCTTCACATCGGCTTCAAGGAACATTGCTCTCGCCTTGAGCAACTTCTGATAGATGTTCATTGTGGTGATTTTGTCGGTTTCAGTTTTCTTGGTAGTAGCCATTTTTTTGCGTCCTCCTTTTTTCTTTTCGGGTTTAATTCCCAAAAAATCGTTGATACGTTTCTTTGCCATTTCGATGTAGAAGGTCTTGTCCACATCGTCAATGGTTAAGTGATTGTCGTTGTCGATGATACAGTGTTCCGGGAGCATTTCGATTTTGGCGGTGCTGTCGTTCTCCGCCTTAACCTTGAACAGCTTTCCGTAACGCTCGTCCTTGGTGGCATACACACGATTGACCTTTTGCACCGGGACTTTCTCACCATCGACAAGGTGATAGGCTTCACGATACTTCGCACCAGCTTTCGCAATGATCTGAAACTGGAAAATATCGTTACAGCCATTTATGATTTCCTCCACAGGAGTTCCGTTGACGAAATACTCCTTGAGGGCGGTTGCTACAATGCAAGCATTGTTGTTCACGTTGAATGCACCAGCCGGGGCGATACCACGAACCAAGTACCTGAATTTGAACAATGCCGTCTCGAACACGAACTGGAACATCGGCGCCGCGCTATCTTGTCAACACAATCACAGCCCGCCCGGTTCCTACACCTCAGGCTCTTGAAATAGAGCTACCAGCAGTGGAAATTAAGCCGTAGCAAGGCGCCGGCCAGTAAGCACCAGGCCCAACGTCGGCGAGGCGATAAGAAAGAAGACAGCCAAGCAAATGAAAAGTTTCCGTATTGACGACACCGAGGCGACTGCCCCAGATAGAGTGCAGACCTGCGCCATGGACGCGTCCAAGAGAAAACGAAGCCGCAAAGACGTCCAGAGACGCCTCAACCACATGGAGGACACCATCGCAGCCATCCAGGCCATCGTCGAGGAGGCTAAACAATGGAATTGACCTACAAAACCGTCAGGGGCTCCCAGCAGACGCGCCCGGAGGAGCTCGATCTCACGTCGAGCCCGGACAAGGTGTATCTGCGTCGTAATATCACCACTGTCACCGAGGCCAACGCTACCACAGGGGAGTCCATCCAGCTCTGGCAGTACGACGAGGCCATCCTCACCCGGGAGGAGTACGCTCAGTACAAGGCAGAGACGGAAAACGCCGGTCAGCAGGCCAGCACCATGAGCAACAGCCCTCTGGTGACTTATACCAACATCACCAAGAACAAGACCAGCCCTCGCAACCACGCCATCGACACCATCACGATCCACTGCATCGTGGGCCAGTGGACGGCCAAGCAGGGCTGCGACTATTTTGCCACCACTGACAGAGAGTGCAGCGCCAATTACATCGTCGGCAAAGACGGCAGCATCGGTCTGTCCGTCGACGAGAAGGATCGCTCCTGGTGCACTTCCAGCCGTGAGAACGACAACCGCGCCATCACCATCGAAGTCGCCAGCGACACCGAGCACCCCTACGCTGTCACCGATGCAGCGTACAGCGCCCTGATCAAGCTGGTGGCTGACATCTGCCAGCGCAACGGCATCAAGCAGCTGGTC